ATATATCAATGCAATAAGACGAGCATCGGTAAAGCGTGCTGTACGAAGACACTTTCTTTTTGTCGGCATCTACATCAATAGATACAAATGTCTTATATGTAGCATCTAGCCTAAATATATTTGAAATGTTTACATATGAGCCATCATAAAGGCGAAATGCCACGACCGCAAAAGTATTATATTTTTGAAAACCCTCACCTTGACCTGTTATTTTTCTATTCATTTGAGAATCTAGAGCAGCGAATAATTTAATGACATTATCAGCATTAACAGAACTAATATGACGATTTGATTCAGAATCATTTACAAATCCTCCCCAAGAAAAGATATTCCAAAAATCCTCTCCTAAGTCAACGCTCAGTGATGTCGAGTTTTCGGTTTTTTTTATAGATACTTGAATTTTGTAATCAAGGTCTGATTTAGAAAATATGATATAGTTACCTTTTTTGGTGTTCCAAAAAACGTATTTAGTTGAATCATCACCGACAAAACAGATGATATTGCCAACTGCTGTTACTGAGTTAACATTGAAGTCTCCAAGTTCTATCTCGTTCTTGGTTCCGTCTCCACCTTTCTCCATCCAGTACCAAGTATCATCTGATTTACGGATGATGTAGTGAGAGTGAATCGCTTCATCGTGTGTTACCTTATGCACCAGTTCGATGGTATCTCCTGCATCAAGCGTGATGTTCTGCTCTGCTACTACTGGCTGCTGTATAGGGTGGAGTGCCCCATCCTCGTTGATGAGGTTGAGGCAGGTTGCCAACTCCCCATCCTGACAATCGTAGTCGGATGGAGAGTGGGTAAGCCCTTTGAGTATTACTTCTTGTCTTGTTGCCATGTGCTCGAATTTAAGTTTGGTCGCATGATTTCGTAATAAGGTTCTCCTTTGGCTGACTTGCGTGGGATGCAAGTAAGGCGAACCATTCTGTTGAGAGGAAGGTTGTACTCATCAAGGATGGCGGTGATGGAAGGGTAGTCACTTCGGAAACCTACCTTCTTATACTTCTGATTGAATTGAAGCTGAGAGAAGGCGGTGTTGGCTTTGCGAAGTTCTTCCCAGTCCTCACGCATGCAGAATCCGTATGTACCTCTGTCAGATAACCTGAACACGAAGATGGAATTGTCTGTTCGCTCCTTCTGCATGATGTGGTCGTAGATGCCCTTGGAGAGCGTGACCGAGTTGGCTCTTCCGTCCAGTACTACAAAATCGTTGCGGTGTCTGAAACCATTGACTTTATCTATTAAATACTTGAATTTCATGTTGCAAATATAATATGAAAAGTGATAAAATGGATATTATCCGTTAACTTTGTCTTTCCGCTTGGGTCTACCATTGCGGTTGCCATACTTGGTGATGAAGGCAGATGCTCGCTCAGAGCGGTAACAGCCACATGATTTGGTTCGTCCGTCACGAAGAGCAGAACCTAGAACCGTACAACCTCTGCCACAATCACGCTTACATATCCAGAAAGCACCATGCTGGTGATTCTCTTTATCAGATTTTCGGCAGACGAGTAATCTGCCGAAACGCTTTCCAGTAAGGTCTATCAACTTTCCCATACTACTTTTCTGCCAGTTTCTTTGCCTCTTCAACTGATACTGGCTTTCCGCTAAGAGGAATGCGGAAGTCGAACTTGGAACGGAAACCATAATAGCCTACGAAATCGAAGCTCTGTTTCATACGCTCGTCTGTGGTGATGTACTTCTTGTAAGCCTTCACCTCCTTCTCTGAGCGGTAGATGGTAGAGTTGACGAAGTAGGAACTGGTTCCCTTGTTAGCGATTACTGCAATAAAGAACTGCTTGCCAAGGAATCTCTCCTTGATACGCTGAATGATTGAGATTTTCTTTGTATTCATATATAAAATTTGATTAATTATTAAGAAGAATGCAGATAGGATGCACTCTTAAAACTATTCGATTCCACAAGATACGATACCATCTTCTTTGTTGATACCTCGGAAGTGCTCGCATCGCTGGCAAGCAAGGCTACCTACATATAGTATTTCGTTGGTGTACTTGACTTGGATGCCGAATGGGCAGGGAGTTATGTACTCGAAGTGCCCACCGACATATTCGTTAACGATATATTTAGGATTCTTCATTGGTTGCTTTGGTATGTTTCAAGATTTTTGTAGAATTTTCTTATGATGGGAAACATGCTTATCTTATCTCTGCCACATGATTTCGGCTCAGGGCAGAAACCTCTATAAACACATTGAGGAACACAAGCGGATGCAAGCAAAGGTTCAATTCGTGCCACCTCGTCAAGAACCTTATACCACACCTCTCTCGTCTCCTCGGATGCCTTGTTGCAGAGTCTCAACTTCGAGATATTGATAATCTCCTGAGCATTGAGGGATAGCTGCAAGTTGACCAAATCATCCTGACGCATATCGTGACGTGATACCTTGGAGCCAGTAATATCTGGTCTAGATGTGGAAACGAATGGCTGAGCATGAACATGCCGAACAAAATGGTTGCTCACCCAGTATGGTATGCCATACATCTTAATATCGAACTCCAATTCTCTGAGCGGTGAATGCTCGCTGAGAATCATCTGTTTCTTAAACTCATCGCTAGGCTCATGTCCCAGCGGTTCCTTACCTTGTGTGAACCGAGCAGCATCCACTACACGCTGCCAGTCCGTTACTCTTTTGATTTCTATTTTCATACGCTATAAATTTTCTTTTTCAAATGCACTCTTTGGAACACAATAATAAACTGCTTTTCCAAAGTATTCGTCTACGCCTTTTAAGGGCATTTCCTTTTCTAAAATATCATGTACCTTCGTGCCTTTTCTAACACTAATAGCTATATAATCATAGCTATTATTTATCATCAATGGCGAGTTATTTGTCATGTACACTTTGCCATTCTTGGAAAGATTACTATGATTGCTTGCAGGCTGGTAGTACAATCCACTAGCCTTATGCTTGATTCTGTAAGGTTTTGCCATAACTATATTTTTTTAATTTCTACATCATCATCACCAAGAACGTCATTTATTTTCTTTTCAATGAACTCATCAGAAGCTAATTTCTTAATAAGTTCATCTATTTCAGGTAACTTTACATCAACTCCGTCTTCCTGACATTTTGAGTAAACATAGTCCTTTAGTGCTTTCACACAAGAACCATTAGCCATGTCTGTCAATGAATCCTTTTGGCTTTCATAGGCTTTCTTTAACTCTCCGTTATCACGGAAATATCTGAGCACTTCCGTCAATGCTTCAACAAAGTTCTTGTCTGACATCGGGTTGCTCTTTGCCTCTTCCAGTTTTAGCATCAGGAAGAGTAATGATGAATGTAATTTTGTTTTGTTCATAATTAACCCTTTCTTCTACGATTCTTGATATGTAATGCTAAAGCGCAAAACGACAACAATAGCACTAATAATTGTCCTGCTTCCATATTACTTTTCCTCCATTATAATTCTTCATACATTTTTTGATGTTGTTCTAAATTCTTTGTAAGTCTCTCAATAGCCATATCTTTCAGTTCTTTAAAAGATATGAACCTAAAAATGGAAGCTTTTTTATACCCATTATATCCTAGCCCATTAGACAATGTGATGGTTTCATCTGTTGCATCTACAGCTTCCTTCCAATACTTAAGAGCCTTCTTGTCTATTTCAATTAAACTTCTTAAGTTTGTAGCTTTGTTATAAATTTCTTCTGTCATATCACTCCTCCAACTCTTTAAGTGCATCCTCCAAATACTTTAAAGTAAATCTTTTAGCTTCAAGATTTCCTTCAAAATATGGTTTGATTAAAAATATTGCCTGATTAATTTTATCAATAGCTTTTTCTTTACTCATTGCTTATCCTCCTTTGTATTACACGTTGCTTGGTCTCCTTCATAGTAAGGAGCACCAACTTTAGGTAATATTTGAGTGTTCCTATTACAGGAACATTGCATTACCCAAGGTGCGTTTACCTTTCCACATCTAGGGCATATCCATCCTTCTTGTGTCATAACTATTCCTCCTTTTCTTCTAATATTTTTCTTATTTTCGAAAGCTCTTTGGCTATATTGTCAATACTTACCATTATTCCAATAAGAACAAATGCCACAAAACATATTGCTAAATCCATATCTATTCCTCCTCAATCAATGATTACCATTTCTATACCATCAATATTAGCGTGCTTTAGACCTTTTATATCTCTTATCCAACTCTGGCTGTCTGTTCTAACAACAAGAGTTTCTGAACTACACTTAGCAATCATAGAAACAATTTCTTTCTGCAAATTCATTAAAGTCATAATTATATTCTATTCTTTTTTACCCTCTCCCTTTTTACAGGAGAGGGTGGTTAGTTACTTCTCAGGCATTGCGCCACAATTCCAATAAACCCATATCTGTCAAACGAGCAGTTAAAGCGAGATAGTACTTTTCCATACCCAATGACTGCTCTTTCATCAAGTTAAACTGATAGTCTCCAACTTTTTCACGGAAACCATCTTTAGCTAAAGCTGCATTCAGCTTTGTCCAACGGTCTTTTAACTCACTATGCTCATCGAGCATTCTTTTCTCAAAATCTTCCATATTACTTATATTTATATCTCGTAAAAACTGATTAGTTACTTGTTTGGGATGCAACGATTCTCAAACTTCTTGTAAGCATCAAGATAAAACTCATCTTTAGCTTTGTTGTATGTTACCTCGTAGTACATACCATCAGATAGTGTTGTTGAGAGCAGCCACTTTGCATTATCAAGAATGTAACACTGCCATACTACATACACTTCAAACTCTTGTTTTGAATCACTCTTATCTAAGTGTTCCTCAACATACTTACGCACAAATTCACTTACTTTTTTATTCATATTATTCTCATTTATGTCTTCGTTTACTTCAATGTATTTAATTGGATTGTCTTTATCTGCAAAACAAGGCATGCTAAGACATTGAAGTGCATCTTTAAATATACATCCTATACATTCTAATGTAGGATTTGGAACTTCTTTAATCATAATCTATTTGTTTATATCCTTTGCAGGATGGTTAATCATAAATTATAACACAATCATTGTACACAGATACTTCAGCTATACTTAGAGGCTCTCCGTTTTCTTGTGTTCCATGAGAATAAGGAAAGTTAACTTCCATAGTCTTATCCTCTACCTTTGATAATTCATTAATTAATTCTTGTACTGTCATGTTACTTCTATTTATGCCTGAAGGCTGTTAGTTATTAATAATATATGTTAAGATAGCACTACCAATGATAGAAAATATTATTATAATTCCCCATATAGCGCATCCTAACCCAGCTTCTTCGTCTCTTCTTCTTGCTTCTTCTGTCATATCATTATATTTTTAAGTTACTATCTATATGCAAGGCATATAATAAATGTTGGAGTTCGTGAATATACTTTATTGTAAAAAGCATGGTATTTTCATTTATGTAAGTGTATATACCATATTCTGTAAATTCAAGTACTACATAATTTGCATTTTTTATCTTTAAAGCATACTTACCATTTATAGACTTCCATCCATTCTTCTCTAGAATCTCTGGAGTGATAGGAATACCTTCTATCACATTAACATTAACTTCTTGTAATCTTTCGTTTTCATCATAGTAAGTTGCATAGTAACCATCACAATTGCTAACGATTCTAAGACTTCCATGGATATAAACCAAATCTCCTGGAATATATTCTAACTTTTCCATACGCTTTACTTCATTAAACTAAGTTCTTTCTAGCCCAAGCTTCTGCCTTTGGCTTAGTCTTGAACTGTTTGTTTTTTACTTCATGCCAAACTCCATAAGGAGCGGTCTTATATTCGATGAGAAACAAACCTTTCTCAATTTTGACTATTCTATATTCAAAATACATACGCTTAT